CGCCACGGCCTCCGTGCCGGCCGCTAGATAGTGCCGGATCGCCTTTTCGGCGTCGCGATCCAGTTGGCGCGCGTCGAACGAAAATTCCAGTCCGTCAGCCACCTGGTTTCTCCAGCGAGTCCATGAAGGCAAAGGCGTCGAGCAGCGCGGCCGGCTGCTCGCCCGGCGAACCCGGACATGGCAGCGAGGGCGCGCCCGTCAGCGGGTTGCCGTATCGCTTTGAGAGGAACCAGAGGTCGACGACTGGCCAGACCCACTGCGGGAGCGCGAGGCGGGGGTTTTCGCTCCACGCTTGCCCGGCAACGATCCACCCGCCTTCGACCCGCCGCCCGAACGTGAAGTCGCCCGGCCGTTTGCGGACTTCGACGGCGACTGCGAGTTTTTTTCCGTACTCGCGGGATATTGCAGGTTGAAGGCCCGGCCTCCAGCGACCGTCAGCACCATCGGATCGAGTGGCGCCAAGGTCTCATCCGACACGAGGCCGTCGCGGCCAAGCTTGAACTCGACGCCCGGCGCCTCGATCCCGGTGCAGAAACGCCGAAGCGCAACCAGCGGTGCGATCTGCCGGCGCCGCTCGGACTGTGCCAGCAGATCGATATAGTCGGGCCAGTGCTGCGACAGGATTTTGCGCGTCTCGACCAGCAATCGCTTGTCGTCCTCGCTCAAACCCTCGGCCTCGCCCTGCGCCTCCGCATCGCAGATCGTCAGGATGTGATCGAGTTGTGGATCGCCTGCCAGCAACGTCTCCACACCCGAGCGGATCGCGGCGATCAACTCGAACTGATAGACGGTGCCGGCACGATAGATGCCGGACAGTTCGGCCTCCATCTGCGATCGCTCGATCATGCTGCCGGCGCGCAGGTAAAACACCGATGCGCCGCGCTTTAGGCTCCCGTTGTCGTTCACTTCCCATGGGGGGGTGAACTGCGTACTTTCCTTCGTATCGATCAAGATCATCGGGGCACCCTTACGAGAAGCAGAGATAGACTTCGCCGTCGCGGCCGGCGCTGTCCTTGCCGGGCGGGATTGCCTGGTAATGATTGGTCTCCGACCGCAACTTGCCGGCCATGGCCGGCGCGGTATCGGTCGGCTGCAGGATCGGCAGCGTCAGCGACACCCGGTTGCCGTCAGCGGCCGGGAACAAGAGCGCCCCCGAATACTGGGTAAACGCGGCGATATCGGTCAGGATATTGCGCACTGCGGCCAGAGTGCGCTTGGGGTCGCACTCCAGCACATAGACGCGATCGGCGATCTGCCCGGCCGCGAAGCCGTAGGGCGTATTCGGATCGTCCGGGGTTTCGATCTGGCTCCCTGACTTGAGACTCCACTTGGAGATCGGCAGGCCGCGACGGTTGACCTGAAAAATCGACCCGATCCCGGCCGACCCCTGCGCCAGCAAAGGCGCCGACTGGCTGGCATAGACGATCGTCGCGGGCATCGCGGCATCGCTGACGCCCTGATAGACGCCGGTGAAGCTGAACACGGCGAACCCGGGCTTGCCGCTGTCGCCCTCGAAATCGACCGTGCCCCGACAATCGGTCCACGTGTGCAGGTTGCCGTCCTCGTACAACTGGATCGTGGCGCACGGGTTCATCGACGCGCGCGTCGCAGCGTCCGATGGCGAAGTCGGCGCATAGGTCCAGTTGGCAGGGATCGCGCCCGTGTTCGATGCCGACAGCGCCGAGCCATAAAGGTCGGTCAGCGACGCGACCTTGCCGGACGTATAGTCCGCGATCAGCGGAATGCGGCCCGCAGCAGGCGCGCCGGTCAGCTTGAGCGGCTGTCCGCGATACAGCTGCGCGGTGCCCGTGAAGCCGGTGCCGAGCGTTGCCGCGGACGTCGTGCCGGCAGTAAGCGCAGCGGCCGCAACCGCGGCCGTGAACTGGCCGAGCCAACCGCACGCCATCAACGCGGGGTGCATGGGAGGCTTCACCGACGAGGAATAGACCGCGCCGACGCCAGCGCCCTTGAGACGTGCGCGGAAGCTCACCGTGGCGGGCTGACCCATCACGAGCGGCGCACCGGCCGCGAGCGACCCGTTCGCCTCGTTGGTCTGCTCGGACTTGAACGGGCCGTTATAGCTGATCGAGTCGGTTTCGCAGGGAACGACGTCGGTCGAGGCCGACGGCGTTGCTGCGGTGCCCTCTGCCGATTGCAGCGCAATCAGCAGGAGCGAATTGCCCGGACGGACTGTCTGATCGGTCATCGGTTTCTCCTCAAGTGTTAGGCCGGCAACGCCGGGTTGGTACGTGACGTGACGTATTGGATCGTGAAGTCCTGACTGAAGGCGAGGCGACGCTTGCTCGCGAGGCTCGCGGTAAACATGCGCAGATCCGCATCTTCGACGAGTTCGACCGTGCCCCCGAACGTATCGTCCGCCATGATCGCGGCCACGGCTTGGGCATGCAGATCGGCTCGGTCGGCAGTGCCGGCCTTGCCATCGCCGCGCTGCACGTAGCCTTCGACGGTGAAACTCAATTGGCGACGCGTCAGCATCGCCTCGCGCTCGATGACGATCGAGCCGCCATCGTATCCGCTGAGCGCGGGGAACACGTCGGGATCGCCTGCCGGCTCAATCTCAACATCTGGATTGCTGGCGATCGCCGTCAGCGCGGCCTCGATCCGTTCCCAGATATCGCCGAGAACCGTCGTCATGCTGCCGGCCCCGTGTCGACGACGACCAGCTGCCATTTGCCAATATCGTCGCGTCGCGTGATGTCCTCGGGCGACCAGCTACGATCCCGATGAATGAAGGTGTTGGTCTTGCGCGGTGCCTGCGGAAGGTCGCCGATCGCAATCTCGTAAGTGACCTTGCGCAGCGTTGCGCCCGGCCCCTCGAACTCGACCGCCGGGACGTCTGACCAGATCGCCTCGACCGGTTCGGCCGTCAGCCCAGCCCCGGTGTAAATGATCGGATCGTCATCGGCGAATTGCGCGTCGATGATCGCCCCTGCGTCGGACCAAATGTCGGACATTAGTCGGTCGCTTTGGCGTCCGGCGCAGGATCGGCGAGCTTCGCCGCTTCGGTTCCGGTGATCGCGCCGTCAGTGTCGAGCAGCTGCTGCGCGCGGTCGATCGTGATCTCGTCGGGCTTGTCGCCGACCTTCAGGTCATTGCCGGCATCGACGAATGCGCCCGCATTGGTTGCGGAGGCGCGATGCAGATGGATGGACTTGAGAGCCATCGTGGAAATCTCCAAAAAGAGGAGGGGCGGCGCGCTGGGTACGCCGCCCCGGATCGACTGGATCGCGTTAGGCGACGATCCCCAGCCGGACGTTGGCGGTCGCGTCGCCACCGGCAGCGGCCTTGGTCGCGGTGCCGATCAGCGTATTGCCGCTCGACACGCCGGTCACCGACTTGGCGGCGTTGTCCCAATATACCTTCGCGCCCTGCGTGAAGGTCTGCGCAGCCGTCTTTTTAACGGCGTAAACGCCACCCGTGTCGATCGGCACCTGGGCGCCGCTCAACACGGTGTTCGACGCAACGCCGAACAAGGAACCGACCAAGGCGCCATCGCCGCTGGTCAGATCGTAGGGAGCGGTGACGGTGATATTCCGCCCGCTCTGCTGAACGAGGTTCTTCATGACTTCCTCCAAAGTGAACGGGTGCCCGTCTCCCGCGGAACGAAAGGGCTGGGTTGTGGCGGTTAGGCCTTGGCGCGATGCTTGCGGATCGCGGCGATCGCACCTGCGCGATCGTCAACGCCGTCGTCTGGCACATCCTCGTCCGCAACGATCTGGCGAAGCTGGTCGTCGGACATGTCGTCCAGTCCGTCGCTCACGACGCTGTCGGCATGCTCACGCAACGCCTTGATCAGTTCGGCCTTTTTTGGCTTGTCGCCGACCGCGACGCCCTTTTCCTTGGCGAGAGCGGTCAACTGCGCGACGGTCTTTTTGTCGAGGCCGTCGCCGCCGTCGTCGTCGTCGTCCTCGCCGTCCATCTCGGCGTATTCGGCCTGTTTAGCGGCGACAAGCCGCTTCGCCTCTTCGTCCGAGACAAGCTGAACCCCCTCGACCGGGCTCCGGGGCAACCCGGCAATCATGCAGGTCGCCAGCAAAACGATATGCTTCATTGGACTTCTCCAGATGCGCGAAGGGCGACCAAACCGGTCGCCCTTCCGCGTTTTCGACTAGGTGAGGCAGGCCCGATTAGCTCGGGGCAGCGCCCGGGTTCTTGTACACGCCCTGGAACCCAGCCGCCTTGGCGTTGAAGTCCAGCCGGCCCTTGTATTCGACGCCATCGACCTCGAACCCGACGCGGGTATCGGTGTAGATACCCTTCTGCCCGCGCAAATATGCGTGCTGCAGGGCCGGGGTCTTGGTCGGATCGGCGAACAGGTACCAGCTATAGTCGGTGATTCGCGGCGTCACGACGACGATCAGCGAGCGTACGAACGCCGGTACGACGTCGCCGCTCTTGGCCGCCTGGAACGTCGCGAGCAGCTGGTCGGCTGCGGTCTCGCTGTCGGGACCAACGACGAGATACTTCGGGGTCGGGTTGATCGGCGTGACGCCGTCCCGATCCTTCTGTTTGCGCATCGCCGCGCGCCCGGCAGACAGGCCGGTTGCCGAAAGGAAGCTGCCGCTCGGCGCCAGGTTGCCGTGGCTGGCATGGAACAGCGCGACGCCATCGGACAGGTTCGGATTGCCGAGGACGTTAGCCCACCATGCGTTCGCCTCGTGCAGCGCGGCGCCGCGTCCAAGGTGCCCGCCCATATCGCCGAACAGGCCGAGCTGATCGTTGATGATCAGCTGCCGCGAGAGCGAGATGATGCGGCCTGCGGTCCACAGCTTGAAGCTGTCGCCGATATCCTGGAACGACGCGTAGGTATATTCGCCGTTCTCCTCGACGACGAGGAACTCGGGCGTGCCGGTCAGGCCCGTAACCGGGTTCGGCCGGAAGTCGTTCGCGCTGCGCTCCTTGGACAGCATCCGTCAGTTTTCGTCATCGGCGCCCGTGTAGGCGTCCATGATCACAACGTTGCCGGCTTGCTGCAGAGCGATCGCGAAATCGCTGCTGGTCTGTGCACCGTGGCGCTGCAGGCCGAGCGCCGAATTGACGAGGTCGAACGGCCCCATTGCGGCATGGCCGCGAACGCCGGAACGCGACAGATAATCGCGCGCGATTTCGCGGATCGTCATGTGGCCGAACATTTCCCCGCCGTCTTTTGGCGCGTCAGGGCTGTCGTTCATGCGAACGACGATCGCACCGGTCAACGCGGCACGATACTTGTCCTTCTCGTCGGCAGTGATCGTGATCGCATTGTCGATCGGTCCTGCGCTACGCGTCTCCGCGTATTTCTCGACGAGCGCCGCGTCCAGTTCGGCCGACGTCATCGGCTTGTCGAGGTGGCGATCGATCAGTTCACCGGCGACCGTATCGCCAAGGCCGCGTGCGCAGACCTCGCGAATGCGCTTGATGGTGACCGCGCCATTGCGCGCGGCATCGGGTTCCGGCGTCGGTTCGGGCGCCGGAGCCGGGGTCGGCGCAGGCGTCGGAGCGGGTGCGGGAGTGGGCGTCGGCGCGGGCGCCGGCACCGGGTTCGGCGTAGGATCGGGCATTTCAC